CTTGCGGGGTAGCGTTCTCGAAGTCGATAGGTAGCTCTGCCGGGGGCCAGGTCATCGCGCGGTGTCCTCTTCTAGTAGTTCAATCATCCGGGTTTTGTATTCGTCAAACGTGGCCGATGCTTCCAACGCCGACCGTAGTGCGGTGGCGTAGCTGTTGACTTTAAGGTTGCCGTAAGTGTTTGACCATGAAGATGAGCGCTTTACCCATATCCAGCCGGCAGCGGAGTCTAAATAGTAGTCACCGGGCGCGCCTAACGAGTCGGGCGGGTTCCCGCTGTCAACGTGCCACATGTTGCCATCGGCACCATCTAAACCTTTGGCCGGCGTCAAGCCGAGCACGTTGGAAGCCTGAACAACCATGACGCGTTGTGAGGCGTCGGGCTCTACGTCGGGCAGTGTGTGAACAGCGATATCGGGCATAGTTCAGTCTTTCACGTTGTCAGATAGTTGTTGTTGCTATCGGTGAGCTGCTCGCCGGTAGACGTTTGTAGGTACCCGGCGCCGACACCGGGCGTGATAGTCCGGGTCGATAGGTTCACGGTGCCTTCTATGTATTCGGGAGTGATAGAGAACACGCCGCCGATTACGCCGCAGCCGACTGTTAACGGTCGCGGGTGGAACCGTTTAACGTTCACGGTTTGGCCTATGTAAGCGTCAGCGAGCACGTCAAACCATCGGGGATCGACGGCAGTGTTAAACCCGACGTTTTCGATCCGGTTCACTAACATCGCGGTCTGTTCTAAATATTTGTTGGCTACGGTTTGAGCGTCGAACAGGTCATCGTTAACGACGGTTAACGGGAAGCCGTAGCCACTAGCGCGCCGCCCGTAGATAGCGACCGATGACGGGTCGATAGCTTCGACGCTGCGGTTAGGGTGCTGTTCGTTGACAAGCTGCACAACGTTGAGTACGGCGTCGCCGTCCGCTGTGAAGTCGATGGACGTGGTGACAGCATCCACAAGGTTTGAGGCACAGTCACCGTAGACGGCTTCGGCTACCGGGTTTTCGCTGATCTCTAAAGGTACGAAGATGATGCTGCCGTCGTTTGCTATCGCTACGGCGTAGCCGGCTGATGCTGCCGCTTCGAAGATGATCGACCACGCTAGGGCTCTTTCGCCGGTGCGTACCTGCCAGCCTTGGCTGCCGTCGCCGTCTAAACCGAACGTGTCAAGATCGTCGGGGTAGGTGATGCCCCATTGCCAGCCGATTTCGGCGAGTACGGCAGCGATGCGGGCCTGTGCGTTTTCTTTGGGCCGGTCCGGTAACAGTAGCGGCGTTACAAGGTCGGTTTTGGTTCCGTACCCCAGCATCTCTACTTCGCGTTCGGGCGTATCGTGAATGTCGCGTATCTGATACAGCCGGAACTGTCCTACGGGCCGGTAACTGGCAGGGTCGCCGGTGCGTTGCAGGCCGGCGCGTATCGGTGTTCCGACGGTAGGTGATGCTAACGCCTGGGGGTTTACCCATTCGATCCAGTCGGCAGGGAAGTCGCGCCAAACCCAGCTAATCACGTCGGTCGGTATGTTGATCGTCGGCAGGTTACTGCCGCGTGTGATTTCTACCGAATGAGCGTAAGCGGTTATGTCGATCCAGTCGTTAACTGCTGTGTCGGCGCCGTCACCGAACAGGCCGGAACCGAACAGGCCGGAACCGAAACGGCGAATAGCGTCAGCATTGTAGAAGCCCTCAAGAACGAAAGACCAGCCTGTTTTGCCGATGGGGCAGCCGTTAGCCATTGACGCGCCGCCATTGGTCTACCTGTTGGCCTACGCTGCGAGGTGTCGCTGATCTAGGCATGTTTACCGTGAGGTTAGTAGCTGCGGGGCTGCTGTAAAAAGCGGGGCCACCATCAGGGCCGGGTCCGTATGCCGTGGGCGGAACATAGCGGCCTAACGGTATCGGTAGCCCAGCCTCACGGCGAATAGCGTCGAGTGCCGAATACGCTTCGGCTAGGCTGCCCTCGTCAAAATCGGCCTTGACGTCAAGAATAGTTTCAGCCGGCAAATCTTCGATCGATTCCAAAAACCTGATTGCTTCGTCTTTAGCGGTACGTACTTCTTTTTTGGTGCCGCCGAACGCTGCCGTCATCGCGGCCTCTAATCGTTCAGCCTGGTCTTCTACCTCTAGTTCTTTCTTCCAGTCGGATAACGCGCCGGTGCGGGATTCGTTAAGTTCGGCGTCAACTTTGTCTAACGCTTCGGTTGCGGCGTCGGCTAACGCCTTCCATCGTTTCGATTCGGCTTTAATAGCGCGGGCTGATGCGGGCCCAACCTTTTCGATCCGTTGGCGTAGTTCGTCGGTGACCGTGCCGACCTCTTCGATTTCGTCGCCGGCGCCGGTGACAGCCTTTTTTAACTCTTTGAAACTGTAGAGCGGGTCATAGATGGCCTTGCCGTAGTCTTTAAAAAACCCGGTTACTTCGCTACCCCACCCAGACCAGCCTTTATTGCCGGGACCGGCGACGACCTCGCGTAGCCCCCCAGTGAAGTCAGCAACAGCCGGGATGACTTCCTTGCCGATCGACAGCGCAAGCCCTTTAAATTCTTCTTCCATCTTTGCAATTTGCAAATTTAACTCTCGCGCTTCGGCAGCATCCTCAGCGGTGAATACGTTCGCTTCGCCTACTTCGTCAAGCATGGTTTGAAGGTCGCCGCCTTCTGCGACGATCGCAGATATTTGCCGTACCCCTTCCTCACCAAACACGCTGGCCCGTTCGGTGGCGTTCAGGAAGTCCCAGTTATCGATACCGGCTTTTAACGCGGTCACCGGATTCTTCGCCTGGCCTAACGTTAAGCCAAGGCGTTCAGCTAGCTCAACGTCGTCGGACAGAGCGCCAGCGATTTGAAGGCCGATGTCTGCGATGTCGTTGGTTTCAATACCTACACGCTCGAACACGGCAGCTAGTCGGCTAGCGGTCTCTATGTCAGTGTTTAACGCTGTCGCGAGTACGTCTACCTCAACAGCGGCGTCGGCAGCAGACTTCGCAGCGGCGAACAGTCCGCCGGCTAAACCCAGCGCGGCTACACTCGCGCCGTTTTTGCCTGTCAAAGCGTTAGTGACGCCCCGGACGGATAGATCGACATCGCCCAGGTCGTCGACAAGACCGTCTAGCTGCCCGCCACTACCGAACGCTTTAGTTTCGTTATCGGCTTGTTTAACGCTGTCGGTCAGTTTGCTGATTTCTTGGCGTGCAGGTTTGCCGTCGGCGTCGATAACTAGAATGAACCGTGACGATTTCGCCATGTTTACAGCAGTCTTTCTGTTCGTTGCGCTACTTCGTCCTCAAATAACGGCAGGATTTGGGCTTCAACGTCGGTGATGATGTTCGGCGCTAACGGTCTGATCCCTGGATGGTTGCCGTTGCGTACCGAGCCACCTTCGACAATGCCCCATAACCCGGCGGGGCTAAATTTCATTTTGCCGCCTTCGCCCAGCTTAGTAGAGAAACGGACCTTGCCTTGAAATTTGGGGGCAGCGGCGCGGGTCGGGAAGTTACGCATACGCCGATCGGACCCAATAGCTACAGCCAAATCCTTGCGCGCTGATTTAGAAACGACTTTACCGACGCCTTTCAACGCGTCGCGTTCTAACGTATGCGTTGCTAGGGCACGCTCTAACGGGCCGAAATGTTCGTCAAGTTGCTGCTCTAGGTCAGCCACCGGTCACGGGCGGGCTGTGAGTGTCGGCTTAGCGATGCACGGCAGCGACGTCGAGTTTGTCCAAATGTTGTCCCCGGGACCGCCGAACGTGCCGGCCTGTCCGATGACTTGACCGGACGCGACCGGCAGCGTTTCAGCTTCGGGCGTGAAAGTGAAATAGAGCGGTTCGCCGTCGTTGTCCCAGAGAAGCTGAGACAGCGAGTTAGACACGTCGCTACCCCAGTCCGAGAGCCATTCCATGTCGATCGCGAACGTCGATTTTTGGGCCAGCGTGGTCGGGCCTTCGCAGTAGGTGCCGGCGACCTGGATCAGGTTCGGGCTGGGCGTGATCGTAAAGTTTTGGATCTGGCACTCGAACTGTGCGGTTGGGTCAGCGGTTGCGCCGATAGCGATTGTGCCGCGTCCGAAATTGATGATGGGGGCAGACATTGGGGGGTCTCGTTTCGTGGTAGGGGTTTAACAGAGTTCGTGATCTGATGGGAATGAACAGCCGATAGTCATGGTGAGAGCGGGCTGGGCGGCGTCGGCTTGACCGTAAACAGGTATTTCAAGCTCCAACGCTATTTTTTCGTGCATCAGTAGCCCGACAACTGTGGCGGTTTTGTCGGTGAGCTGGTCGAAGTTGAACGTGTTACCCGACCCAATTGCATACCTGACGACAATGTTTGTTTCATTCCACAGTGCCCGGTATCCGTCCATGACGGCCATGCCGGTCGGTTCGATAGATATGCACGGCAAACCTTTATCGGGCGCACCGGGGCGCACTACAGGGATACCGGCTTCTTCGAGTACTAGCGCGAGCTCTTCGTAGTTCATGCGATACCGAAGTTGTGACGTAGATGGTTCCAGTATTCCTCTAGGTGCGTGTACAGAACGCGGGGTACGCGCTGGCCGGTGTAGGTCGGGTCAAAGTCGGAGACGGCGCCCGGTACGGGGGAGTCCTGATACATGCGCATCGCTAGAAGCGGTACGCCGTACCCGGTTAACCGGGCGTCGTCATCCGACAGTTCATCATCATCGGCGCCTGTATCCGACTTGATGTAATCGACGGCGGCAGTCACGCTAATGAGCGCGGCTGTTTCGTCGATACCTAACCGTGAAGCTACGCCGGTAGCGATTGTTTCAAGATTTAAAGCCATCGCTACCTTTCACTCGTTACCGGTCGGGGTTCACTTGGCGCGTGAGGCTGCGGCGTTGATCTTGACAATGCCCGCCGGGACGTAAGCGGCGAAGAGACCCATACCGAACACGCCGGCGTTGAGTCCAGCCTTAGCCACGTCGGCGGCTTCCATGTTAATCGGGCCGTCCTCATGCCAATCGCCGGTGCTGTCATTCGACACGATGATCGAACCATCAGCGAGAAAACGATCGTGAATGACGCGAAGGCCGGACACGTTGACCTGCAACGATGAAGCGGTAGCGGTACCGGACACGTTGCTTGTGCCATACGGGACGGGCAGCAAACCGTCAAGCTTGCCGATCTCGCCCCACACGTCAGACGAAACGAGAACAAACGCGGCTGGCATGTTCGTTGCGTTCTCGATTTCGGTTGAAGCGGTGAACAGGGCAGCCCGCAACGCGGTGGCGTCGCCGGTGCCGGGAACAAAAATGCCGGCTGATGGCGTGGCGGCAGCTACAACAGCGGCAGCGGCAGCTGTGTCGGTCGTGATGGCGTAGCCACGGTACATAGCCTGATAGAAGCTGTTCAGGTAGGCCGGTGAGCTACGGCGCAATAGCTGAAGGCTGATATCGGCAGCACCGGAATAGGTCACAAGCTCTTCGGTTGAGCTTGTGACGTTCCAGACTGCCGAAGTGACATCAGTTTTCTCAGCGGTCTGCTTACCGACAAGCGTGGACTCGTCGTTTGCGTTGACTGCCCACGTGACCGTGGTGCCGGCGCCGGTCGGGACCGCGACGGTACCAAAGGCGCTGATGGTTGGGCGTCCGAAGTTGACGGTTTGCTTGATGCCTTCGACCCAGCTCGGGCGGTTCACGCCAGGGCTGTTCGCGATAATGTCGTCAGCGAGCGCCCGGTAAAGGTCCGGGGATGCTTCGCCGTTCAAAATGGCATGGTTGAGTTCGCCAACGGTGCGGAACTTGTCCAGCTCGTTGACTTCGGGCGCTGGCCGGGAGTGGTCGAAGCTTGCAACCATGTCGCGTTTCAGGTCATCACCGAACGCTGCAAGATCGGCAGCGGTAACGGCGTCGGGGGTAACGGTTTCTTCGGTCATTGGGGGGTTCTCTTTCTGTTCGGGTAGTTCTCTAACGTTAAGAATTGGTGCGGAGTGAGCAGGGTTCCAGGCCATTGCGATGCCGTTGATTTTGGCTGCGACGCGATGCAGTACCCCTTTCTCGGTGTAATCGGCTGCGGACGGTTGAAATTCGACGCTCACGGCGTCAATGGCGCCGGAACGGATCAGCGCTAGTGTGTCGTTACCGGCAGCGGTTTCGGCTAGATGCAGGTCGATTGTCGGCTGCGGTTCCGAAGAGTAAGAGTCGGCTACGGCGTGGCCGATCAGGTCGCCGCCGTGCGATAACTTGACGCGCACTTTCGCGGCGGGTTCCATTGACTCGAACGCTTCCCGGTACGTCGTTTTGCCGTCGTCTGACACTGTGCGGGGCTCGCCCCATTCTGCGAGCTGTACGGTCACTGTGCGGCCGTCTCCGGCCACTATGTCAGCAGACTCGCGATGTAGTTCAGGCATTAGGTACCTCTGTAGGGGTAGGGGTAGCGATGGGCTCTAGTCCACGTTGGGCGCGGATTTCGTCAACGGTCATAATGCCGGCGCCGATCAGGTCGGCGTCAACCTGGACCTGTGCATCAGTGTCTAGGCGTGTGAGGCCGGACGTGTCGAACATGGCAACCTGGCCGCGTGGCAGATACTGCGACATCGCTGCTTCTACTCTGGTGAGGTAGCTGGTTCGTAGCGTTGTGTTGATAAACCGTCGGCTTTCGTCGCGGCTGGTGCTGTACGTGAGGCTAGACAGCGCTTGCGTGTTCAGCCAGGTCGGTGGGATTCCTAAGACTCTCGCAACCGTGGCGTCAAGGTACTGGATAGCCTCGAGCACTAAAGCGTCAGACGCCGACGTCGGTGCGAACGTTTTTAGTTCAAGGTCGCCGGAGATAACAGCGGGTCGCGAGTGTTCACGGGCTGACTGCCATGCCGCCAACATTTCCGCGCTCTTTTCGGTACCTAGCCGGGTCTTTGAAACAAGCGCATACGGTGGCGTGGAAGCCGAACCGTAGTAGAACGCGCTGTACGCCGTCGCCGTATTCAGTTGCACTAGAGCGGCGTCAATAGTGACAAGCGGCGACGTGCCGACCACGCTGGACGATTCCAGTACAAACGGAACATATTGGATTTCGTTAGACGTGAGGGATCTTTGCCCGTCTAACAGTACGGACGCGAACCGGGTACGTGTGGCGTTGAGCGTGTACGTGATCCGGTCATGGTCGATCACTTCAATCGCGAGAGGGTAGCCGTTAGAGCCGACGGCGGTAGTTAACAGCCAGGCGCCGCCGTGACGGGTAAAGCTGTTTACGATCATCTCGAACGTGTCGCACGATGGTTGACGCGGGTTTGGGCGCCGTAGAAACTCTGAAGTTGGGAGCTCTTGGCCGGTGTCGCGGCTGTACGCCTTCAAAGGGAACGACGCCACAAGGTCAGCGAGGACTTGACGGCCGGCCACAACGGTCGGTATGCGGAACGGGTCAGCGAGCTGGGCCTGTTCGGTGTAGCCACCGGCGACAACATTGCTGCCGTTGCTAAACAATCGCTCGAGTATTCCCACGATGCGGAACCGTACCACGATGCGGAACGCGATACCACTATTTGTTAGTTGACGGTAGGCCCGTTGCTCAGGTAGGCGTCAGGGTGAACCGAAACGGCTAGTGATGCAGCAATGAGCGGCGACGTGTCTGCCTTCGACGCGCGGCGAGCGTAAGCCCATCCGCCGTCGCCGTAGGTGCGGCGTCGGGCGCCTTCAACGGCTGCGGACATTGACACGTCAGGCCGGAAACGTAGCCCGCCGGTGCTGATGCCGGCAGCGAGTGAAGCGGCAGCGGCAGCTACCTCGCGGGAACCTAACGCCTTCAACGGGACACCTAACGCCTGCAATGGTGCTACAAGTACACCGGCGGGCCCGCCGTAATCTAACGCCACGGTTGGACAGTCGCGAGTGTCTACAATGCGGGCGATCAGGCCGGGTACCCAGTCGGGCCCGCCGGGTCGGTGGTCGATCACTTCCACAATGTCGCCGCCAATGCACGCTACGAGCGCTGTCGTAGCCTGATCCGGTGAACAGTCAACACCTAACGTTAACGTTGCGGTCTGGTCGGGTTCGTGGTCGATCATTGAACGGCGGAACATAGGCAGATCAATCGGGGAACCTGTAGCGCCAGTCCGGTTCGTTATGTTGAGAATGGTTCGGTAGAACTGTTCCCGGTTGGCATCGTAAGCGGACTGTAACGCGGCCATTTTGAGACCCCCAGGGTGCGCTTTCAGCCATGTTTCAGGGTTATCGGGGTCAAGCTCGTCAACGTCGGCGGTCCATTCCATATGGCACAGCCCGCGCCCGGTGTCGGCGCGAGTAGCTGCCCGCCCGGAATCAAGCAAACCGGCCCACCATGTAGACGACAGGTCGCCGGCAGCGGACGTTAGGAAGAGCTGCCCGCCGGTAGTTAACAGTGTCGGTGCTATGGCGGTCTCTAAATCCGCGCCGCGTTCGCTACTGAACGAGAAACACTCATCCACTACCACTAGGTCGGCTTCGGAACCATGCAAACTAGATGGCAACGGGCTAAAGAGGCGCATAAACGAACCATTGCCGGGAATCGTTAACGCTTCGGAACCGTTCGCTAGGCGTTGACTGAACAAACCCGATAACCGGCTGTCGTCGATCATAGGCACGAAAGACTCCCGTAGGTGCAGTACAGCCGACGCCCGATTTTGGGCCGTGAAACGGACACCTACACGCCTCTCAGCAAGCATGGCGCGCACCATCATCATCAAAACGAGAAACGTCTTGCCTGCCCGGCGCCCAACCGATAAACAGACCCGATCATAAGCAAAAACCATAGCCCCGGTTTCCTCATCCGGTACCAGCTCAAGCGCCACGTCAGCAAACCGACGCTGAAACGGTTTCAAGCTGTACCCAAACTTCTGGGCAACAGCCTCAACAGCGGGCCCTAACGTAGGCCGATCAGGCCGGCGGCGTGTCTCGAACTGCGGTATCGCAGCGAGTGACTGGGCGCTAGGCGTTAATGTTCGAGAGTTCGGCGAGTTCGGCAAGTAAAGCCTCTTCTGATGATGGTGGCCGTTCCGGTGGTGCTAGTTCGTCATAGCGATCTAAGAGCCCAGCGACAGCGCGGCAAGCCGACGCCCATTCCGTAGCGGTCTCTGCTGCCGCTGCCTGATCTAGGCCGGTCTCAATAAGTAGCCGGCGTGTTGCCATCGTATCAATCTCAGGTGAAGCCATTCGAACACGGTACTTTCTGATCGAACCTGACGCAATATGACCACTCTACGTAAACCTGAATGTTACGAAACCATGACGGGATGGTGAACGGTTGCGGGCACAAACTTTTTCAAAAACCCCGGAAACCCTTATAAAGAGAGGGAAAAAACGAG